TCTTTAATCCAAGATTCAGCGATAATATATCTAATGAATCGAGAAAAGGACTTGAAATGACTCTACTGACTGTTGGAAACCCAAAGCTGCTTAAAGGTACTAAGAAGGGTTATTTGTCTTCTGTTCTACACTTTGCTCCAGCTGACTTGTCTGGTAAAGAAGTTTGTCCTAAGCGCACTGCTGGTTGTACAGCTGCTTGCTTGAACACTGCTGGTCGTGGTGGCATCTTCAAGAAGGGTGAGACCACGAACGTGATCCAACAAGCACGTATCCGTAAGACTAAGGCATTTTTCGAGAATCGTCAAGCATTCTTGAATGAGTTGACTGTTGAGATTGTCAAGACAGTTGCTAAAGCTGAGAAGCAAGGATTGATTCCAGTATTTCGTCTCAACGGCACTTCTGACTTAGCATGGGAAAAGTATGAAGTTGCTAATGGTAAGAACATTTTCCAGATGTTCCCTAACGTTCAATTTTATGACTACACTAAAGTCAATAATCGTAAAGTAAAGCATATCAACAACTACCACTTGACCTTCTCTAAGGCTGATGGTAACGACATGGATGTTCGTCTTGCCCTGTCCAATGGCATGAACGTGGCTGCAGTTTTCCACAACGTGCCAGAAACTTATCTTGGTCGTGAAGTTATCAATGGTGATGACACAGACTTGCGTTTCCTCGATCCAAAGGGTGTTATTGTTGGCTTGAAGGCTAAAGGTAAAGCAAAGAAAGACACGACAGGATTCGTAGTATGATGTATTATTCCACTCCGAAGAAGACTAAGGCACGCAAGCCTACGGCACAGCAACGGGAGTTGTCTAAGTCTTGGTCTGATCTTCTTAAGAAGTATGAACCTAAGAAGCCTCTAGCAATTGCTAAGGATGCAGGTCTTTCGTACTCACTTGGCTTACCTGCAGGTCGGGAGACCCCTAAGCTGCCAAGTCGTTCAACTGCTGGTGGGAATGCCAGCTGGCGTCCCAACCCAGTCTACACTGGTGATAAGATTAAAGGTATTGGTACAATGCATAAGAGTAATGCTGTGCCAGTGTTTAGCGATGAAGAAGCACACGATATTGCAACAATGAGGAGAGGCTAATGGAACCGAAAAAACTTCTGAAACTCCGTCTGCGTGAAGATGGTACATGGGAACACGTTTATGAGAAAGACGTATTCTACGAATTGGATGCATTCTTAATGGCTGAACTCCACAGACAAACTCGAATGAGTCGTCGAGAACGAATTCAAAAGAGTGCAGAAGATTACTTCGAAGAAGCCTTAGCTATCTCTGATTACGAAGAGTCCAAGATTGTTCTCTCTCACATTATGAATTTGAAATAAACCTTGCCTTGCAACCTAAACTGGAGTATAATTATGGATATGGACTTGATTACTAAATACAATACCCTGCTCTCTGAGCGTATGAAGATGGATAAATTCTTCACTATGTTTTTGGACAAATTTGAACGTAAGATGGATCCAGATCGTACGGATACGCCTATCTGGAAACTCTATAAGCAAAAGCATAAAGAATATGGACAACTTTGTCAAGAAATTAGAAACACTAACTACTACATACAACGACAAGCCAATGTTTAAGACTGCGAACGAATTTTCACTGCATATTGAATCTATTGTGAAAGATAAACGTCTTAGCTACATGGATGCTGTTCTCTATTATTGTAAAGAAAACTTTCTTGAGCCAGCTGACGTTGCATCACTTATCAACAAGTCATTGAAGGATAAGATTGAGATGGATTTTCGTGAGTTGAATTATTTACCTAAACAGGCTAAACTAGACGTGTAAACATATGGACGGTTTTAAAGCATATCGTTATTACCTAGCTATTAAGTTACACTTTACGACTGAAAAATTTAACGTCTTCGAAAATCGAGGTAATGTTAAAGGCACTCGTGAAGCGTTCAATGCACGTAATGACAGATACATTTTCGAGAAACTTGCCAACAAGTTCGAGTCAGATAAGGATATTATCCAATTCTTTGTAGCGAACTTTGCATATGGTAAGAGTACTGCAATTTATGAAGGCAAAGAAGCCGATGATAATCTTGTTGAGTGGAACAGACGAAAGCAAGCTATCACTCAAATCTTTATAGATGATCTCGCAAAATTACTAACATACATCGAAGTAAACAAGTTGCCTACTGAGGCAGTTTTAAATTTTGTCGATGATGAATACCCAGTCGCACTGAAGTTATTCATCGGTGGGCAGATAAGTATAGAAACGCTAAACATCTTAGAGGATTATCATCCTATCGTGGAACACTGGAGCCAAAACTCTTCTGTGAAACACATATGGAATGATGAACTGTTACGAATTAAAAAGTTGACTGGGTTCGTGAAATACAATAAGATTAAGGCTAGTAGAGTTTTTACACACTTCATGGAAGAAATTGCAGAGTAATACGATGGGCAAGACTTACACTCAATCGAAACGATTCGATGACGAATTTGGTGGGCGTTCAGGGAAACCTGCCAAACATAGCAACGGTAAAAAAACTGGTGGTATGAGAACGCTAAATAGTTATGTTGAAGAAGATTATGATATCAACGGCGAAGATTTCGACGATGAGTTTGAATTAGATGATCAGATTTCAATACAACACAATACTAATACAAAGTAAATACTAAGGAAAATATATGGATATCCAAAAACTACGTGCTATGCGCAACTCTGACTTCGGTGCTATTTCTAACGCATTCGAGAAAGTCGCAAATCCCCAAACTGAAACCAAGTCATACAACGATGATCGCTTCTGGCGTCTCGAAGGTGACAAAGCTGGCAATGGTACTGCCACTTTGCGTTTCCTCCCACGTGTAGAAGGCGATGAACTCCCATGGGTTCGTATCTTCTCTCACGGTTTCCAAGGTCCAACTGGTAAATGGTACATCGAAAATTCTCTGACCACTCTTGGTGAGAATGACCCTGTCGGTGAACTGAATACTACGCTATGGAACTCTGGTTCTGAAGCCAACAAAGAAATTGCACGTAAACAAAAGCGTAAGCTGAGTTTCACTGCTAACGTCTTGGTTGTGTCTGATCCAAAGCACCCAGAAAACGAAGGTAAAGTCTTCTTGTTCAAGTTCGGTAAAAAGATCTTCGACAAGATTATGGACAAAGCACGTCCTACTTTCGAGGACGAGAAGCCAGTGAACGTGTTTGATTTGTGGGAAGGTGCCAACTTCAAGATGCGTATGCGTAAGAAGGATGGTTATGCTAACTATGACGAATCTGCATTCATGGAGCCATCTGCTGTTACAGAAGATGAAGACAAGATGTTGTCGATTGTCAATGCTCAGCACAAGCTGTCTGAATTCACTGATCGTAAGAACTTCAAGTCTTATGACGAGTTGAAGAAGAAGCTGAATGAAGTTTTGTCTGGTGATTCTTTTGCACCTAAGAGTGCAGCTGAAATTGCTGATGAACCACGTTCTGCACCAGCGCCAGCATTCACTGCTAAAGCTGCACCATCACCAAAGTCTGCTGTCTCTAACCAAGACGATGATGAAGATGTGATGTCTTATTTCCAGAAAATTGCCAACGAGTAATCACTTCTGAGAAATGATTAAAGGGAGCCTTGCGCTCCCTTTTTTTATGCCTGTCGTAAACGACTATCAACATACCTTGTAGCTGATGAGTCTTGGTTACGAATTGGAGCACGGATGTTTTGATTCTGAGTAGTATTGTTACTGACTGGTGCATTAACAACAGTAGTCCCAGCAGATTGTTTCTCAGGTAGAGCAGCGCCAGCATTATCTGCAGACTTCTGTTCAACTGTAGTAGCTGCTGTAGGCGCTGGTGCTTCTGGTGACTTACCACCACTGCTAGCACCCTTAAATGGATAGAATGGACCAATAGCCACTTCTTTGCCGATAACAGGAATCTTGAATTTGATTTCTGGGATACCGATACTCTCGACTAGTGCCAAGAAACTATCCTTAAGACTGACTGCAAAGTCAACGAATGGTTTCACCACGTGGTCATTAATCCAACCAGCCATGTCGCCGATAACTTCTTTGATAGCGTCTTTGTCGAACAATCCGAACGTCAAGAAGTCCACGATACCAGCAAGACCAGCAATAAGTGCCTTACCGATATCACCAGACTCCATAAACTCATCGAAGCCATCCATGATACCTTCGAATAGAGCACCAACAATCATACCGATTGCAAATACTTTACCCAGAGACTTTAAGATATTCTTAGGACTAAACATAGTCTTAAGAGACTTCACTAAACCATCACCAAGCAAGCTAGTGATCATATCCATGATACCACCACCAGAACCAGAAACCTTTTCTGGTTTGATTTTCTCAGCACCACCCTTTTCACCACGAGTGTTTTCTTCAATCTTCTTAAATAGCTCATTCATCTGTTCTTGAGACTTAGCTCCTTCTATTTGAGCTTCTCGATTCTGCATAGAATCAGCAGCAGTTTGCGTTGGAGTCTTAGCACCTTCTGGTGTAACTTCTCTTCCACGGATAGTAGGATCGAATACGTGTGTTGCTTTATCAGTAGCAGAATATGCGTCAGTCAATACGTTACGACGTTCCATCATTTCAGAACCACGTTTAGTGCTTCTAATTTGTTCGTCATTTAGACCAGTAGTTTTCTTAAACTTTTCGATTTCAGCATCGTGTGCTTTGATATCTCGTGATGCTTTATATGCTTGTTCTGCATTTTCATTGCTAGCATCTCCACCAAGAGCACGTTGCTTTTCTCTGAACTTGCTTTTCTCGATAGATTTATTGAAAATACCACCGACGTTTACTGCGCCCATGATAGTTCGTCCAAGACCACCACCAAGTCCACCGCCGTACTTTTCTTTGAACCCTTCTTTCTTTTGCTTGAAAGATTCACCCATTTGTTGGAATACGCTACCTTGTGTATCCATTAACTTGGCCATATCAGCAATGTGTGCTGACTCTATGCGCCACTCACGTTCATAGTCTTCTTGTTGTTTGGCTCTACGCTTAGTGGTCGTCAGTTGATCTTCTAGAGTTGACAAAATCTTGTCTTGAATATCAGCTAAATCAGCATTGCCCGAAGTCATTGCCTTATTTTTCTCTTGATCTTTAGACAATTCCAAAAGAGCTTTAATTGATACTAGCTCACCAAGAGAAGCCTCTTGAGCAGCAAGTAATGCACCGAATCCTTCATTGGTGGATTCAGTGTTTTGTCTAATACTTGAATTGACTGAGCTGTTACCTGTTCTTTTTGGCATCTTTATCTCTTCTTAGATTCTAATCGTTGTTTTTCTTCTTCTAGATACTGAATTAACATGTGTACATAAATTTCACGCTCAAAGGGAATCATCGTTTCCAACTCTTCCAAAGAATACTTGTGGTACTGCATCAGAGCGAAGTTCATTTTGTAGTAATTTACTAAACTCTCATGACACAGATTTATTAAAAAAAACTTTGCATGCCCTCCAGGGCTGCTGTGTGGTGTTTGCCACAAATAGGACAATCATACTCAACTACTTTTCTAATCTTAGGCATTGTAGTGAAGAATGTTTGTAAATTCTTAAATTGTTCAGAAGTTAGATTACCCAAGAACTGAAGAATTTCTTCTTTGCTCTGTTCAGCTGCGTAGTGAAGTTCATCACCCTGATAGATGATATCAACACAATCAGCGATAACATCAAAAATCGCATCGATGTTTTCTGTATCTAATTGTTCTAGTTTTGCTAAAACTTTCATAGAAGGATATTTCATAACAACACCAACATCTCCGAACAATTGGATTTTGTTAGTGTGTCCTTCTGGAACTTCAACTTCTAACTTAGAGATGTCAATAGAGATCTTTACTTTAGCTTTGTCATTGTCTTCACCATGATCTACGTCACATGGAAATAAGAGTTCAACAAGTTCACCGACAGACTTGGCACGAATTTGAGTAAAGATATACTCGATATCAAACATAGCCAATTTATCTACATCAATCTTATCAGTTACGCATCCCCTGATAACATCCTTCAGAGTATCGACCATAACGTTTAGATCTTCCGATTGTTGAGCGATAAGAAGAGCCTTTTCTTCTTTCACTAAGAATGGTCTATATTTTACATTCACTCCACTGGATGGCACCTTCAAGTTGTATGTTGGTGTCGCCATTATTGGTAAAGCCATGATTATTCTCCTTGCATTTTCTTGATCATTTTGTTTAATTCAGCAGTGCTACCCACGAAGATAGCATTGTTGGTCACTTTATCACCGCCTCCAGATTTAACACCCTTTGGTGCGTCTAGCTTGGCTTTTTGCTGGTGAATATCCATCAATTGTTGGTTCACATCAGCTAGTTGTTTCATTAAGTTACCCACCACCTCGAAGGCACGTGGGTGTTCAGATTGTTTAGCCACTTCTAACGCATGCGTCAAAGCAGCCTGTCCTGTAGACAATAATTCACGAAGATTGTTTCGAGTAACATCATAGTCGTTCTCGATTTTATCATTAGACTCAGGAATCACTTCACCGTCTTTCGCAATCACTTCAGTCTTAGACATTGGAACAACGTCGAAGATTTCTGACAAAGAATCATCAAGTTTCATATTGTTTAATCGTTTCTGGTATTTCTAGTTGGTGGGTCACTTGGGTCAAGTGGTGCAACTGAAGTTGGGGTTGACAAAACTGGCTTTGGGATTGCGCTTGGCGCAGATACGCTAGGTGTTGGAATGATGCTTGGTGATCCTGTTGCTGTCGTTGCTGCACCGCCATTGTTTGCTCCTGCTAGTTTTTCTTGAGTGCGACCCATCGCTGCGATACCTAGAACAGCACCCATAGCTACGTGGAATAAACCAGCACCTTGTAGAGTTAGTGGTTGCCATTGCGTGATTGGTTGTTTTAAGATAGTCTGTGCTAGACTCCATAGAACAGGGAACAACATAAAGTCTGCTGTACAAATAGCCATATACATCCAACCCATCATTGGACGCCATTTGGAGTTCATCCAGTCTTCTTTTTTCTGTTCGCTTGCGCTTAGTTTTGTTTCTTCTGCCATGTTGATCACCTTTAGAATTTTAGTTTTGAAGTGAAGCCTGAAATTTTATTTTGCAGTGCAGGCAACTTTGTCACTGCATAAGCGCCAGCAGTACCAACTGCAAAATTCATTAGCTTATCACGTAATGCATTTCTTGGCAAACCATCTGGTAATAATGTAGGTGGATTATTTGAAGTTTCGAACCACTTGTATGCCAATGATACCGATAACTTCATAACATCTCGAGAAGCATAATCTAATTGGACAGCACCTACGCTTTTTGGGTAGCATTCGTGCAGATCAACCCAGTATGTCGGTTTTCCTGCTCCATCTTGTACTTCGATTGTCATATCAGTGACATATCTATCGTAGTAGTTGAACGTTCTTGTGTTTGGATTGTAAATGTGGTTATTCCACTCATCGAATAGCTGTTTAACCTGCATATCTTTATCAACATAAAAAGACAGGTTGATGTGTTCATACAACTTCTCGTATGGAGTTTCTCTGAACTCACCAAATGTTCTATTCTGTGTAGTGGAGAAATTGGTACCTGGAAGTTGAACTTGATCACAGAACAGCAGCGCTTTCTTAGTAACTTCTGAGTTAAATACCATTGGCACAGTCATTACGACGGCGTAACGGTTAGATCTGGCTAATCCGCCACTCTTTACAGCTGATGTGAAATCTTTGATAGTTGCCATTATAGTTTTCTAATTTTTCTTCTGGAATCTTCCCAAACTTTCTGCTTGCTAGAACCGACGAATTGTTCGACAGGTAGTAACATAGCAGTAGCCCAGTCGTTGGAGTCGACTTTTCTGAATTGGCTTCTTACGTGTCCAGTTAGATACTGTTTGACACAAGGTTGGGCTGCTTTGAATTTAGAAATACCATCAATCATAGCCCAAGAATACTTTAGTCTAGTGGTCTCGTCTAATCTAGCGTTTGTTTTAAATGCTAGAAGATTATCCAATAGTTGCATACGAAGGACATACGGCAAGTAGTGCATATTCAAACCATAGAATCCACCAGCTGATTTTCTGAATGGGAATACTAGAGGGAATCTATCATAGTATGGAAGGTCTTCTTTGGTCTTAGGGTCATACGCATACATGTATAAATTCCCTGGAATTAGTGTAGTAGTGAGTTTAGTCACATCACCATTAAGCACTTTCTTTGGGGTGAGTTGCTGCCTAGTCATCTCTTGGACCTGTTTGTCGAACCAACCTCTTGATCGTTTAACCGCTGTTAATAGATCGTACTGGTTGCGTTCGAAGACGTCTTGCATTGGTGGTTTTTTAGCCATAATCTTATTTAGGCTTCTTGAGCCCAAGTTCATACTCAGTGATAATCTTGAATTCCCACTTACGATCGAGGCAGTACTGTTTGGCTGCAGACCACTTGGCTTGATTTTTGATATAGGTATAGGATTCGGTGAGATACCTCTTAGTATTTCGACCTGGATATACAGGTGGTTGACACTGCTGCGCTGGCTTAACCTCGACGAGATATGTCTTCAGGATATCTCCTGTAGAAGCCACTTGGATCTTAAAGTCCACGAAATAACGGTGGATCTTGTTATCGGTTGGACAACGATACGGGATGACTGTCTCTTCTGAACTCCATTTGATCACTTTAGGGTTTTTATCGCACCAATTTGCAAATTGAGTTTCCCACGAAGACCTCATAATGATGTTTGATGGGTCTCCAGTGTACTTTTCTGCAAAGACTGGAACGAACTTTCTTTTATGGAACATAAATAAGTAATTAGGGAATAAATAACACCACCTTTATTTAGAGAAAATATGTCACTTATCTCAGACGCCAAAGCAGCTGCACAGTCCGTAAAAGACGGTGTAAACAGTTACGCAAAAACATTACAAAATCCAGAAAACCTGTACACGGCTAGAGGAACAGCTTCGCCATTCGAAGATGGTAAGTATGACATTAAGAACCACTCGTATCCAGCAGATTTGATGGCAGCGGATGGTCGATATGGTGGCAACTACGCTATGTTCTATATCAACGTAGCCACAGATTCCAAATTATTCAAAGACAAGAGTGTTCAAACAGTAGAAGACTATTCTCCTAGAGATCGTGGTGATTTGATCGGCCAGAACATGTCTAAGGCTGGTTTAGTTGGTTCAAATGCTGCAGTGATTGGTGTTGAAGCATATGCGGCTAAGAAACTTGGAATCGGTTCTGGGGATTTAAACGCCAAAGTTGCCGCTGCTGCCACTGTTGGTGTTGGTGTTGCTGCTACTATGGCTCCAGACGCTAAACGTTCTCAGCGTAGATTAAAAACTGCTATCGCCCTTCACATTCCAAACCAGTTGTCTATTCGATACGGTGTTCAGTGGTCTGAGGATGACACATCTCTGCTAGCCATGGCTAATGCAGCTGGCACTGAAATTATGAAAGCTGTTACTGGGACTGGTAAGCTAAAAGAAACAGTTGGCGTTGCACAGGCTGTCATTACTAATATTGCTTTATCTAAAGGTCCAAATGCATCGGCAAACTCTGCTGCTCTTGGTCTTGCTTCTAACCCTAAGAAAGAACAAGTATTCAAAGGTGTAGACTTTAGAACATTCTCCTTCGAATATCAATTCTTCCCTAGAAATGCGACGGAGGCGAAGAACGTAATGAACATCATTCAAGAATTTAAATACCACATGCATCCAGAATTTAAGGATGCCAATAACTTCGTTTACATTTACCCGTCAGAATTCGACATTATGTACTATGCCAACGGTAAAGAGAATAAGAATCTCCACCGCCACACATCTTGCGTATTGACAGAAGTTAATGTAAACTACACTCCAAATGGAATGTTTACGACATTCGCAGATGGTCAACCTACACAGATTAACTTATCTCTAGCATTCCGTGAGTTGGCTCTGTTAACAAAAGATAAGATTAAGGACGGTCTATAAAATGTACTTTAAAGATTTTCCAACTATACTTTACGACTTTGATGTTAATGCAAGAAAGTCTGAGGGAACACAAGCCACTGCTATCGCTAACTTAACCGCTGGTGGGGTTGGTTCTGTTACTATCGTTAATCCAGGTTCTGGATATACTACAGCATCAGTAACATTTTCTGAACCAGAAACTGAAGGTGTAACTGCGGATGCCAAGATTGTTATCTCTAATGGCATTATCACGAATATCATTATGGAATCTACTGGAACTGGTTATACACAAACACCAACAGTTGTTATTACTGCTCCATACGGTAACTTGAAAAAAGAAACCAAGGCATATGCCTTAACGGATATTACAAGAAACATTCGTTTCCGTCGTGACATTCTATCTCAAATTACAGTATATGATGAGTATGATATTGTCGATGGTGAAACACCAGAGATTATAGCAGAGAAGGTTTATGGTAATGCACAATACCATTGGGTGGTTATGCTCGCTAATGACATCTATGACTACACTTCTGATTTTCCACTAACGCAACTTGCTTTAGATGAATTTGTTTCCGACAAATATGGAGACGCTGCTGATGATGCAAAGCATTATGTAAATGCTGAGGGATTTATTGTTAATTCTGATGAATCTGGTGCCACTCCTGTTTCTAATAGACAGTATGAAGAAATTGTAAATGAATCTAAACGTAGAATTAAACTAATCTCCAAAGATTTAATTTCTACCGTATTGAAGAACTTTAAAGATCAACTATAATGCAATCGTCAGAACAAGCAGTTCGTTTTGCTGGTGATGTAAATATCACTAAAGTCAAGATCGTAACTAGAAATGGTCTAGCGCAGGATATCACTGCTCAGGTAATAAACATTCAAATTTTCGAAGACTTGTTTTCACCATTTATCACAGGCAGTTTAATCCTAAAAGAATCACTTGACCTGATTAACTTATTTCCATTCGCAGGTGAAGAAGAATTAGAGATTGAAGTTAGCACACCTTCTCTTGCAATAGGGAATATTAGTTCTAAGTTTTATATCTACAAGATGACAGACAGAGAACTTCTTGGCGATAGAAGTATGGTGTACCAGTTACATTTTATCTCTAATGAAGCAATTGTAGATCTTAATAAAAAGATTAGCCGAGTGTATGGTGATAAACCAGAAGTTATTATCAAGAGTTTGTTGGAAGATCAAGTAAATGGTCTACAAACTACTAAGAAAATCATAGCAGAACCAACAGCAAAAATTGCTAAGTTTATTTCTAATTTCTGGTCTCCAGTAGAAGCAATTAACTATGTAACTCAGTTAGCTGAGAATAAGAATGGTTCTCCAAGTTTTGTATTCTATGAGAATCGTGATGGATTCTACTTTACCAGCTTAGAGAAACTATATGATGGGCAAGTCTATCAGGAATTTGTGATGGACAAATACACACGTGACGAGAAGAAGAATGGTGGAGATGCCAAGAACGTTTCTGAAGATTATAAACGCATTGGAACGATTAGTATTCCAAAAGGTTTTGACTACATGGAAAGAATCCGTAGCGGGATGTTCTCTTCTAAGTTAGTGTCATATGATTTAACAAAGAAGTCATACAACGTTAAGAACTTCAATATGTTCGATGGGTTTGATTCACAGAAACACTTGAACAAATATAATATCGCTTCCAGTAAAGCTATCTTCAGATCTAACTCTAAGATAACAAACTACCCACGTATGAATTCAAACTTTAGTGGATTTACTGACGCTACTAACTATAGAAATACTCAGAAACGTGCATCATTGCTTCTGGCTGCAGAGGCAAACAAAATTCAAATCACTGTTCCAGGTCGTTGTGATTATACAGTAGGACAAAAGGTAAAGGTTACATTAAATAAGATGGAACCAATGTCCAAAGATGACACAGACGTAACAGATAAGATGTTTTCAGGTTACTACCTGATTTCAGCAGTGAACCACTATATTACACGTGATATGCACGAATGTAATATGGAACTAATTAAAGACTCATTACTCATGAGCGTTGACGGGAAATAATAATGTTTTATACAGGCGTAGTTGAAAATAGACAAGATCCACTACAACTTGGTCGTTGCCAAGTTCGTATCGTAGGACTACACACCCACGACAAAGCTCAGTTACCGACTGAACAACTTCCATGGTCTATCCCGATTCAGGCTGTGACATCTGCAGCGATGAATGGTATCGGGTCAACTCCACTTGGACCAGTTGAAGGAACTACTGTTGTTATCGGTTTCATGGACACTGCTCAACAGCAGCCAATTATGTTCGGCACTGTCGGAGGTATTCCTACTGCTCCGAAAGCTATCGAAGATGATGATAGTGCTACACCATTCGATGAACCTGCTAATTTAAAGGACATCGTATTACGTACTGTTACTGGTCCAACTACGGGTAAACAATTAACATTCATCGATAACGAGACAGGCAGAATAAACCTAACGACTGGATTGACTGCCAACATGAAAGTTGTTGGCTTTGGTTTGTCAGACAACTGCTCTATCATAACTATCGATGGTCCAAATAAAATAACAATCAATGAGATTGTTACTGGCTACGGTGAAAACATTATCACATTCAAGCCAGCTGCGACCAATCTTGATGCTGTAAACACAAGTAAACTAGAAGGCGTATTGACTTCTGCTTCTGGGATGCCAGTCACTACTAATGACGGCACTCCAGTTCGATCTGCAGAGTCACAGCAAGGCGCTCCAGCGCAGACTTCTACTAACGTTTCTATTCCAACTATCCCACCACCAAAAGAATCACCAGACGCTGCTAAGTCATCTGCTGGTATTAAAGCACTAATTGCAGCGTGTGATAAAGTTGGACTAACCACTAAGGAACAAAAGTGTGCGCTGCTTGGTATTGCTGGTGGTGAGACACGATGGATTCCTCAGTTAGAATCTTACAATTACTCTGCTTCTCGTATGAAGCAGATTTACTCATTTGCTACTGAAGAAGACATTGCCAAATATTCTGATGCTTCTAAGAAAGGATTGACCCGTGCTCAATTCTTCTCATGGGCTTATGGACCAACGAAACGTGGTAAAGGTTTCTTGGGTAATCAGACAGACGACGATGGCGGTAAGTATTTCGGACGTGGGTTCATTCAGCTAACAGGTAAAGCTAACTATGCACGTTATCAGAAACTAGCCAATGAAGCTGGTCTAAACATTGACATCGTAAACAATCCAGATTCTCTTGATACGGATATCAACGTGTCTGCCATGGTTGCTGCTTTATACATTAAAGATCGTGTACCAAAGAGTGTTAAGCCTACTGAACATCCAGGCTACTTTCTGGCAGCAAAGAAAGCCGTTGGTGTAAACTCTCCAGACATAACTGCCAAGAAAACTTCTTACTACGAATATTTCTATGGTGCAGTAGCAGGTAATGCTGTAGATAAAGACGCTGGTGCACCAGTAGCAGCACCACCTGCCAACTTTGATGGAACACCTGGACCTTCTGCTGATTCTATCAAACGTGGCACAGACAATACAGGTTTCCGTGACCCAAATAACAAGTATCCGTTAAAAGAATACTTGAATGAGCCAGACACAAACCGTCTTGCTCGTGGTATCATTGATGGTACTATCGTTGAGAAGAAAGATGCCAACGTAGTTAAAGGTGTGCCGAAAGCAGTTGGTATGGGTTCATGGGATCAACCAATGCCGTCGTTCGGTGCTCAATATCCATACAACAAAGTATTTGAAACTGAATCTGGACATATCCAAGAGTTTGACGACACACCTGGCCAAGAACGTATTCACACATACCACAGAGCAGGAACATATCAAGAGATTGATCCAAATGGCTCTGTGATTAACTATATCGTTGGTGACAAGTTCACTCTGATGGAACGTAACGGTTGTATTCACGTTGGTGGTGAATGTAACATTACCGTTGATGGCAACTTAAACGTATTTGCTCGCACTGACGCCAACATCGAAGTGGCTCAGAACGCAACTATCCGTGTTGGAAATAACCTTGATGTAGGCGTTGCCAATGATATGTATCTCGCTGCTGGCGGAGATATTCTCGTAAAAGCTGGTGGTACATTTAAGGTTCAGGCTAATGACGTTTCTGTCCTAGCCGATGCTGATTTAACAATGCAAGGTACTGCTGCGACAAGCATTAAGGGTGACACAGTTAATGTAGAATCTGCTGGTTCTATGGACTTGCTTGCTGGTGGTACTCTATCTGCAGACTATGCTGAAGGTCAATTTGGCAACGGTGCTGTTGGTGCCACTGACGTTTCCCCAGTCGAACTTACTGCACCAGAAATTGGAGATCCTATCAATGCTGTTGTGCCTTACTTAATTCCTCCAGAACGTAAGACAGAAGAAATTGCAGCTAACGAAACTCCAGAAGATTATGATACTCCAGAAGGACGTGCTGCTGCGAATGCACAAGTGATCGCTGGTGTTCCAAATGCTCCTGCTCCAGTTGCCTCTGAAGAAGCCAGCGCACCATCTGGTGGTTCTGGTAAACAAATTCCAGTTGATTGCAAGATCATTTACGGTACTAAGAACTTCACTAATGATTACACTTTGTCTAAGAACTTTACTCTTGGTATGTGTATGGATGGTGGTGTTAACGGTAAGCATAAGCTGGTCGATCAGATGCTAAAAGAAGGTCCAAATTCTCCAGAACGTGTATATACAGTTCAAGAGATCGTATGTAACTTAGCTATGAGCGCACAGAACATTCTAGAACCATACTTAGAAGTACTTCCAGGTGGTATCGGTGGCTACGGAAAACAGTGGAGGATCTCTTCTGGATATCGCTTAAAGGGTGTTGTTCCAACTGAGTCTCCATTCTCTGACCACTGTAAGGGACATTGCTTCGATATAGCTTTGTTGTTGCCAGATCGTAACAACAAGACATATGCTTTGGTTCAGCAGATGGAAAAGTTAATCACATATGACCAATTGATCTTGGAATACCGTGCTCCTGACTCTGTTTGGATCCATACTGCATATAAACCACAAGGTAA